CCAGAAGAAGAGGAGGTATAATGGGTTTAGGAGATAGATTAAGAGATTTTATATCAAATAATATAGATGAACAACTTACTGATCTAAGAGGTAAAGTAAAAGATTTAACCAAAAAGATGAGACAAGGTAATGTAGAAACGAAAGAGATAGATAATGTGATGAAATCATTGGATTCACTTGAAAAAACAAAAGAAACTTTATCAAATTTAGGAACTCAAGTAGAAGGATTTTTAGATAGAGCTAAGACAGCTAAATCTGCAGCTGAAAAACTTAGAGAGGCTAATGTTGTTGCTTCTGCTTTAAATCCAGCAGCTGCCGCAATAACATTGGTTCAAGAAAAATTAATAGGCAAATCAGACGAAGAGGTAGCAGATTTAGGAAGCGCTGTTGATGGAGTAAAACCAACAGTGGGTAAAGTTGATAACGAAGTAAAGGTTATGAAAAAAGATTTAGATGATGCTAAAAAAGATCAAGAAGATAAAAAAATTAGAAAGGCTGCTAGAGATGATATGCTCGGTAGAGGTTAATTCAAATAGTTTATATTTATAATAAATGCAGGAGTTGAAAATGGCTAAGTCAACAAATAAAATAGTAAGTTTAATTAGAGAAATAGTTAGACAAGAAGTAAAAAAAGAGGTTAAGAATATATTTATTAAAGAAGGTATACAATCTATGTCTCAAAAAGTATCTAGTAATACAATGATGGAAGTTTTACCTGAAAGAAAACCAAAACCTAAAAAGAAAGTTCAATACACCAAAAATCCTATGTTGAATGATATTTTAAATGAAACCGCAAATGCTGGAGAAATGGATGAGTATCCAACAATGGGTAATGGAACATTTGACACTTCAAAAATGGCTGAGGTTATGGGTTATGGAAATGTGCTGGGTAGTGCAGAAGATAAAAGAAAAGCCGCAGCTGTACAGACAGCTCGAGCAGTTGGTGCTGATACATCAAATCCAGCAGTACAAGATGTGATGAGTAATTTAACAAAAGATTACAGAGGTGTAATGAAAGCTTTAGATAAGAAAGATGGAAAAATATAATGTCAGTAATTGAAAAAGATTTAAACCCAGACACTTACATTGGACTTGCCTTACCATTACGACATGGTAATGAGGGTTTTTTTAGTAAAACAAAAAGAACAATTGATCAATTAAAATTTGATATTAAAAATCTTTTACTAACAATTAAAGGTGAGCGTTTGGGAAATCCAACATTTGGAAGTGATTTAATGAGAGTTATATTTGAACCAAATGATGATGATATAGATAGTGCTATAGAAGAAAGTATAAGGGCTTCAATATCAGAATGGCTTCCATCAGTTAACATTGAAAATATTGAAATAACTAAACCTGAGTTCAATCCTCATTTAGTGAATGTAAGAATATTATTTACAGTAGATGTGTCAGCAGAACCAGCTGAAGTGAAGATTGCAGTAAATGCAAATTCCTAAACGGAGAAAATAAATGCCATATAGTCAAAGTAAAAATTCAAAAAAAGAAGTTAGATATTTAAATAAAGACTTCACTTCATTTAAAAATAATTTAATTGAATTTGCTAAAATCTACTATCCAAACACATATAATGATTTTAACGAATCATCGCCAGGTATGATGTTTATTGAGATGGCTGCTTATGTGGGTGATGTTCTTTCTTATTATATGGATAACCAATTCAAAGAAAGTTTACTTGCATATGCTGAAGAGAGAAAGACTGTGTATAATATGGCTCAATCTTTTGGGTATAAGCCTAAACTAGCATCGCCATCGTATGGAGAGGTAGATATATATCATACAGTGCCAGCAATATCTTCAGGAACAGGAGCTAGTTTTGTAACTAAAC